AAGGAGCGGATATTCGGCATGGTTTATTCCGTTAGGTCCTGCACCGTGTCCTGAATGCTATCGCCAAGTGCACCAGGGATAAGATCGCCAATCGCAAACGAGGCGCCTCCGGTGAACAGCCCCGCGACCGCCGAAGCTCCCTTGAACACAGCGCCGAGAATAGAACCCTTGGCCGCATCATTCTCCGCGTTGCCCGCAATTGTGGCTGCCTGCGACATGTTCGCGTACGACTCGGCCTGCTCCTTGTAGCCGGCCTCCTGGATGAGGCCCTGCTGACCGGCGACCGCTTTCGTCAAAGCGCCCTGTTGCGCGCTGCTGCGCAGAAGGTCGATCGCTGATCCGGACTCCGCAAAACCAGCGCCAGCGACGTCCGCGCGCTGCCCGCCGATGGTCTGATAGATGCTGCGGTCGAGCTGCGCCTGCTTGATTGCGGTCGAGGTCTCCGCGAACTGCTCGTTCTGCGTCGCAAGGTCTGAAGCAAGCGAGTAGTCCTTCGCCTCGATGAAATCGCCCTGCGCCTTGGCCTTGTCACCGGACGAGGCGAAAAGGTCGGAGACCGCGCCGCCGATATCGCTGAAGGTGGATGATCCAAAGGCCACGGCTCACTGGTCCTGCGTTTGGAGGTTACCGGAAAGCGCCACAACGTTCGCCGGGTACGGGCGCGAGACGCGCCAGCACAGCATGGCGTCATAGCTATAGTCGCATTCAAGCGAATCCTGATGCACGCCGGAGAAGGTCGTCAGCGGCGGGATCGTGGTCTCTTCATCGTCAAGCCGGAACTGTGCCGGAAACAAGTCGTCGAATGTTTCACCGAACGAAATGCCAAGCGTGTTCGAAAGCAGCGCGGCATAGCGGTGAATGCGCCGCAACTTGCCGAGCGCCGGCCCGTTGCGCGCGCCGGTCTCCACAGGCTCGATCCGCCGCACGATCTGGCCGTCGCTGTTATAGGTGAAGCCGACCACGATCTGGGACAGCGAGAGCGTCGCGACCAGCGCGGCCGTGAACTGGCCCTGACCCGATCCGGCCGAGATGCCGTCACCATAGGGCACAAATATCGAACCGTTGGTGACGACGAAATCCGTGATCTTGTTGACATCGCCCTGATCGCCGCAGTCGCAGCCGCCGGCGAACACCTGGACCGTCTTGCCGTTGAGATGCCAGAGCCCGTTGATGGTCAGCCCGCCATAGGGCGCCCCACCCGATGCAACCGAGGTAGAGGAGATCGATGTGGGGTTCACGGCATCGTCTAGGAACCAGCAATCGGCGAGATCGGTCAATTCGTCCGGCGTATCGGTGATGACCTCGACATGGCGGATGTTGGTCGCCGCATCGTTCGTCACCATGGTCAGGCTGTCGAGATCGCCGCCGACCGAAGGGCCGCCGGTGATGCTCTCGACGATGCGGCCGGACCCGAGCGAGTGCCGGTGCCAGGCCGCATAGGTCGGACCCTGCGATGTCGTCAACGCATCGCGTTTATAGGTGATGCCGAACCACGAGCCGTCATTGTTGCGGCCCCATAGGATCGGCGTCATGCCATCCGTATAGGCAATCTCGGCGATGCCTGTGCGCGGGATATGCTGCGCGCGCTCGGCAAGGTTCGGCGCCGAGAACTTTCCGGAGAACACGTCAGCGAACATCTCCATCAGTTTTCGGCCGTAGCGCTTGACGATCGCCAGCGTGTGCTCGGTGCGGCGCGGCTCGATGTTCGAGGAGCCGACGCGGGTTGTCCGGCGCGAGGTGATGTTCGATGGCGAGATCGAGCCCGAGGTCGGCGCCAGCAGCATGAACTCGCCGGCCTGCGTTCCGATCAGGATGCCTTGCAGGTCAGGCGCCATCCAGAACAACGGATTGGTGCTGTCGGCGTTGATCGTCTCCGAAATCGCGTTGCTGTCGGCGACCACGCCATACTGGTCCGTCGGCGCAAAATCGATCACGTTGCCGCCCGGCAAGAGGCCGTTTGAGCTGCAGGCATCGAAGCGGTTCGAGATCGCGCCGCCGAGCCATAGTCGGCCGTCGGCGTAGCAGCCGCAGGTCGGCCAGCCCGTCGTGTCGCTGTAGGCACCTAGCCGCCATGTGTTGATTGGGGCGGTGTAGGGCAGCGCCGGGCCAAGCACTTCCATGACGCAGCCGGCGCTAGAGCTCGACGTCGAAGTCGGGTTGAAGAACGAAATCTGCGCGATGTCGATTTCGAGGTTATAGGAGTTGACAAGGACCGGGATCGTTCCGGTGACGACCAATTCGACCCAGACGTAGTTGTATGGTGTGGCCTGATCGGCGGAAATGATCGTCGTCGTCAGCGAGCCTCCGCTGAAGACAGGGGCTGCGCCGAGCAGAGTGCCATCGCTCGAGTTGGCCGGCGCAGAATTGCTGGCGCGGAGATTGAGATGGTAGTTGATTTGAAGCGAGGCACTTCCACCGCCGAGCGGAACATAGCTGCCGAGGCCAAACCCATGATCGTTCGAGGGATAGATCGTCGCCTGCTGGATCTTCTGCGGAGAAGCGCCAACGAAATTCTTGCCTACAAAGCCAGCGAGAGAAACTTCGGTACCGGCACTGGTCGAGCCCCCGGAGACGGATTTTGCCGCGCTTGAGCCGATCGGTTTCGAAAAATTGCCGTCGAAAGGAGCCGTGATGCCGTTGAACAGCGTCATGTCGCCGATCGCGACCGAGCCGCTCAACGCGCGATCGATGACGTTCGACAGCCCCGTGATGCGGCCCCAAGTCCAGATCGCCGCACCCTGCGGGATGTTCTTCCATGCGACCAGTTCCGAACCCGGCGGGGTGCCCGTGGTCGAGGCCTGCGCCTGCCAATAGGTCGCTCCACCGGGCAGGCCGCTCGGATTGTAACTGACGACCGTGCCTGCGACATACGCCGTCGTCGCCACCCACGCCGCGGGTTCCGACAGCAGCCGCACCAGCCGGCCGATATCGCTGCCGAGAAAGCCCTTGCCGTCGTTGATCGCCGCCGCAGCGCTGGTCGTGGCCCACGCGGCAGGGCTCGATGCCGGCGTGTTGCCGACATTCTGGTCGATCAGCGAAACGTAATCCACGCCGCTGGACGTGACAAAGGCATCCTTTGCATAAGCCTTCGATGCGCTGTACGCCGCAAAGGTCAGCGTTAGGTCGATCAGGCCGCTTGTCGCGCTCGGCGTTACCTGCACGCCATTGGTCGGCGGGTCGAGGTACGGCCCATCGTTAAAAATGGCAGACTGGATCGCAAACTGCGGACTGATGCCGGTAGCCGGGAGCGTCGACACCGTGAGCGCCTGCGGCGGCAAGCTGGGGCACAGCAGGATCTGCGTGGTCTCGGCCTGCACCGACCGGATGTTCTGCCAGGCCGTACCGATATAGATCGTTGCCAGTTCTTGCACGCGCGAGATCGTCGCGCCGGCCGCGAGAGCTCCGAGCGTCGAGCCGTCGATGTTGGCGCCGGTCAACGCGTCTGTGATGGTGAAATGCGTGCTGTCGTTCACCGCTCCGATCTTGAGCTGGCGGTTCTCGAGCAGCGACGTCGCGGCCCCGCGGAGGATTACTGTGTTGCCGGCCACCCAATTGATCGCGTTCTTGACCTGCACGACGGCCGGATTGGCGGTAGAGATCGCCACCACGGCCTGATCGTCGTTTGTGCCGATGAGTACCGCACCATTGCGGAAGCGCACAAAGCCGCTGGTGTGCTCGGCCGTAACGGCATCGGCCTGATCGAAATCGAACTCGATCACGCGGCCCTGCGCGCCGCCGCGGGTCGGGCCGCCGTGCGCGGTGCCGGGCCGCCGCGCCCACGCGCCGATCTCGACCGGGAACGCATTTAGGCAGACGTTGAGAGAGACCTTGTAATCCGGCCGGTCAAACCGGCCTTGCGCGAACTGCGATATCTCGCCGCCGAGGAAGCTGCTTATGGCCCATGTTGCCTCACCCATGGCTACCGCCGCACGGTGATATAATCATCGTCTGGCGGATCGTCGTAGCCGTCCTCGATCGCGTCGACCGTGCGAGCTTCTTCCATCCACCGATCGTAGAGCTTGCCGATCGTCAGGAGTTTCGCGCTCGACTGCGTGAGGGGTTCGCACACCTCGATGCCGATGCGCGCCGCCAGGCCTTCGCAAAACATCGTGTGCATCTTGGTCACGTCGGTCAGATCGGCAACAAAGCGTAGCGTGATTGGACCGGAATCGG